GGTCGTCGGTGATGACGTAGTCATTTGCGACGAAACACTAGCATTACGCTATAAGGAATTCATGCAGAAAGTCGGTGTAGAGATTAACGAAAGTAAATCCCTAATATCCGATAAGTATGCAGAGTTCCTCGGTAAGTTGATAACATCGTCGGGTGTAAATCCTTCAATGAAAGTCCGCTTACTGACAAATGCGGATCAAGTCGTATCATGCTTAGCATTTTACGGCGTGAATGGCATTAAGTATCTTACACGTCGAGAACTTTCCATGGGTCTAAAGGCATTTATGCCTGAAGAGCTAGGAGGCCTCGGGTGGAAGATACCAGGACTATCTTATAGTGAGTGGTTAGCGATAACCAATCAAGATAAGTGGTCTGACTCCAAATTGAGGAAAGACATTAGAACATTTGTTGACAACAACGAATATTCGACCTCTCACACAGGTAGCATGTTAGAGCTGAGATCACAGATCTCTACTCGAAACTCATTACCTCTGTCCCTCACAGAATGGGAACGTGTTGTTGGTGTAGGTAAACCTATTAACCAGCTAAACGACCTCCCGGTCGAAAGTGGCGCTGAAACCAGCATTGGTATCCTCAAAGAGAGAACGAATTCCTTCGTTCATCTCATTGATGAGATGCTAAAGCTTGAAGGCTTTAGTTCCAAACCAACGGCCCTGCTCTTTTCGAGCTTGGGCTATATTAACAACTCTGAGAAACCATCAACAATGGCCAATCAGGTTATTCAAGGAGATTTAGATGACAAACCAAAGTTCATCAACAAACTCGGGGTCTTCCGAAACCGGAAATCAGCTGAGCAAGGCGAAGCCAAACTCAAAGATTTCAGGAATGAAGAAGAAGACAAATCCACCTGGAAAAGGGAAGGTTTTCGTCCATGAGAGGATTCCCATGATCGAATTTAATTCTCAGACCCGGTGTCTTTCACTCTTCTACAAGGTTGTCCTTTCGGATAACACTATAGCAGAGGAGAAACGGACAAGCATCGATCTTTCTGGAATCGATGAAGAGACCGTCCAACTCGTAATTCGAGTTGCGAAAGTTGTCCATTCGTTTGATTGTCTGCAAAAGCAAGCGCTTGAACAGATCACTCAAATCAACAAGGAAGGGAAGAAGGTTATTCAACCATCTCTCGTTTCTACTGTGACTGACTTTAAGCAGAGGTTGATCGCAAAACGATCTAGCTCGAACTTAAAATCTCAGCAAACGCAAGCAGTAACGCCAGCGCCTACTGTGTGACATCACGCAGATGAGTG